ACGATGGAAGTCTGGGAAGACAAAGTCGAGAGCCTTGTGAAAAAGGGTTGGTCTTTAGAGAGAGCCAAACCAAAAGCCGAGGTGAAGGCTAAATCACCGAAACCTGAAGCAACCCTAACCAAAGAGGCATAATTATGGCAACACATACAGGTAGCGAAGGCACGGTAAAAATCGGAAGCGACCAGCTTGCCGAGGTGCGTTCTTATACAATCGAAAGCTCTGGTGAGACTATCGAAGACTCAACAATGGGCGACAGCGCACGGACTTACAAAGCTGGCTTAACCACCTTTACCGCATCCTTCGAAGTTTACTTCGATGAGACAGACACAGCACAAAACGCTGTTGACGCTGGCGCATCAATCACGTTTTCAGTATATCCAGAAGGCGATGGAGCTGGCGACACTTACTACACAGGATCAGGCATTGTGACTGGTCGTTCAATCACTGCGTCATTCGACGGAATGGTTGAGATGTCATTGAGTGTTCAAGGTTCTGGCGCACTGACTGAAACAACCGTTTAACATCTAACAGACAAGGGGTGGCACTATGTCTGCATTTGGTGAGCGCATAAGCGCAAAAACAAATCCCAACACAAAGCGTGTTGAGGTTGAACAATGGGGTGACGAAAACGAGCCGATGGTTCTTTTCGCCACCCCACTTAACTGCGGCGAGTTTGGAAAAATTCAACGCAAGCATCCTGATTTTCTCAACAACATGACTGTCGAGGGTCTTGTGGATTTAATCATCCTCAAGGCAATGGATGGTGATGGGGCCAAGGCTTTCGACATCGGTGACAAGCCCGTGTTGATGCGTCAGCCTGTTGGACTGGTCTCAGAAGTTGCAGGGCAACTTATGGGCGACCTGTCGGGGATTGACGACGCAAAAAAGGACTGAGCGATGACCGCCTGATGGTTATCGCTCTCGCTGACCGCCTTGGTAAGACCATTGGCGAAATCGAAGAAATGCCCTACAATGAACTCATTGAATGGGTTGCATACTTGGAGCATATAGCTGATGGCCGACCAACAACTTAATATCGTTTTAAGAGCGTTTGACAAAACTCGTGCGGGTTTTATGGGTGTTCGTCGCGGACTTGATAGCGTTAAAAAATCAGTTTTCAGCGTCAAGGGCGCAATGACGGCACTGGCTGTCGGGGCTGGTCTGAAAGTTACTGCCAAGAGCATTGACGAACTTGCCAAGCAATCTGCTCGTCTCGGCGTCACTGTCAACCAGCTTCAAACATTACAGTTCGCAGCGTCTCAGTCCGGCACGGGTGCGGCTGAATTATCAAAAGGCTTTGAGAAGTTCAACAAATCAATCTCGGAGGCTTCTGGAGGTATTGGTACTGGCGTCAAGGCTTTCGAGGCTCTTGGCGTTACCCTGACAAACAACGATGGCTCTCTCAAGGACACCGACACCCTTCTGAACGAGGTTGCCGACGGGTTCACTGGCATCAAAGACCCTGCTGACCGTGTCCGCATTGCAATGGATTTGTTTGGCCGTTCTGGTGCTGGTATGGTCAATATGTTGCAGGATGGTTCAGCCAGTCTGCAAGACCTACGCGACGAGTTCAATCAAGTTACCATCACACTGACTGGTGAACAGGCCAAGGCAGTTGAGGCCGCGAATGACAGATTTGACAAACTAAGGCGTGTTTTTTCATCAATAGGACAGCAAATAACTGTGGTTGTGTTACCTGTTCTTGCGAAATTGGCGACCTTTTTCTCAGAAATACTTTTGAAAGCCATAGCATTTTCGATTGATGCGTTTAGAGACTTTATGAATGTATTTATCAGGGGATATAACTGGTTGGCTACAAACTTGCCATTTTTGCAAGAGGTTAATGAAGCTACGTTTGGGACAGATTTCGCTAAAAAACTAAGAACCATCGCTGACAATATGGAAGGTGTGGGAGATAGCGCAGGAACAATTTTAGAACCCGTCACAGTTGTAGCCAAGGGCATTGAAAGATTAGAGTCAAGTCTCGACAAAGCGCGTGCCAAGTTTATGGATTTCTCTGAGGCATCCAAAGAAGTAAAGGCGAACTTGGCTGGCATCGCTATGAAAGGTCTGCAATCTCTGGAAGATGGCCTTGTAAGCATCATTGACGGCACAAAATCTGCCAAGGATGCCTTCAAGGATATGGCTCGAAGCATTATTAGCGATTTGATTCGAATGCAAATTCGAAGAAGTATCACAGGCCCACTTGCGGGTGCTATGGGCCTGAGTGGGTTCTTTGGAGGCGGTAAGGCAATCGGCGGCCCGGTGCAAGCTGGCGGCAGTTATCTCGTCGGTGAGCGCGGCCCAGAAATCTTGACAATGGGTGGCCGTGCCGGTCACATCACACCTAATAATCAAATCTCTGGCGGTGGCGGTGTTGTCGTCAACCAAACAATCAACGTCAGCACGGGTGTCGCGCAAACTGTTCGCACCGAGATCGCAACTCTTATGCCGCAGATTGCAGAGGCATCGAAAGCAGCAGTGCTGGATGCCAAGCAACGTGGCGGCAACTTTAGCAGGGCATTCTAATGGCTATTACCTATCCGCTAAGTTTACCGACCGTATCCGGCATCAGATCTATAGTTCTACGAACAAAGAACTCCGTCGGCATTTCTCAATCGCCGTTTACCTTCAAGCAGCAAGTCGTTTCCTATGGTGGTCAGTATTGGGAAGCCGATATAGAATTGCCAGTAATGAGCAGGGACGATGCCGAGGAATGGGTGTCATTCTTAGTTCAACTCAAGGGCTTCGAGGGCACATTCCTTCTTGGCGATCCATCCGGCGCGACACCTCGTGGCTCTGCGTCGTCTACACCCGGCACACCAGTCGTCAACGGCGCAAGCCAAACTGGTGGGTCACTCGCCATTGATGGGTTGCCAGCAAGTGCGACTGGCTACTTAAAAACTGGTGATTATATCCAGTTGGGTGGCGGTTCTGGCGCAACGCTCCATAAAGTGTTGAAGGATGTTGACAGTAATTCAAGCGGCGAGGCGACACTTGATGTTTATCCATCTATAAGAACCGCACCAAGCGATGGTGCTTCTGTAATTGTGTCAGACGCCAAAGGTGTTTTCAGGTTGTCGTCAAATCAGACGCAATGGAGCATAAATGAAGTTACGCACTACGGAATTACATTTGGAGCGCGAGAGGCCGTAACATGAGCCGAGATATACCAGTAGAGCTAAGAGGCTCACTGGAGGAAAATGTAGTATATCCATTTTTCGCCACTGAGTTGTTTTTCGACACGCAAACATTGCGGTTTTGGTCTGGTCTTGGCGACCTTGTTTACAACGGCGAAACCTATACTGGCTCTGGCAATTTAATTAGCATATCAAGCATCAACGAGACATCTGAAATCTCTGCTCAAGGTGCAACTCTAAGCCTTAGTGCTTTACCCAGCGAAATGCTCAGTCTGGTTCTCAGTGAGCCTTATCAGGGTAGAAAATGCTTTATATACTTTGGCACTCTTGCGGAAGGCATACAGCGTATGTTGCAGCAGGACGGAGACCTAATACTGCAACAAGATGGCAGTGCAATTATTGTTGGTGAGGAAACATTGGGGGATACTGTGACACAGGTTTTCTCTGGCTACATAGATCAAATGAATGTCGACGAAGGGCCAGATTCATCTCAGATTACAGTCGCTGTTGAGAACAGGCTCATCGACCTTCAGCGGCCTCGTGTTCGCAGATATACGGACGCCAGCCAAAAGGTCAGGTTTCCAGATGACAATGGTTTCGAGTTTGTTGAAAGCCTACAGCAAAAGAAGTTTGCCTGGGGGCGGTAATGAAACTGCGCGACTGGTCTGACGGGCTAAACAATTACATTGAACAAGTGAGAGACCTTCGGTTCGAATGGGGACACAATGACTGCCTCACTTTTGCAAATAAAGCGCATGAAGTTATGACGGGTGAGAAGTTCGCGCCCGATTGGTCTGGTGATTACACAACCGCATATACAGCCAAGAAGTGGTATCAGAGGCTGCTTGGCGAGCAGGGCTTTGACACAATAATCGAAGCGATAGATGCACGCCTAACTCGTCTTAGTGTAGTCTTGCCACCTCGTGGCAGCATAGTGGGCCGAGCCGAGAAATCAGGTGCTGTGACCGAGATCGCCCTTGGTGTTTGCGTTGGCGAAACTGTGGCGTTTATTTCCCGCGAAGGTGTGGTATCCTTACCAGTGAACGAGGATGATATTTTCTGGGCGGTGGACTAATGTTTCGCACTATTATTTTAATTCTATTGGCGTCAACAACTGCGGCACATGCTGGCCCTGTCGCAGCGGCAGTGAGCTGGTTGGCGTCATCTGCTGTTGCACTTTATGGAAGCTCTACACTTTTCGCAGGGTTTGTTAATACCGTTGCGCTTAGTTTTGCTTCATCCCTGCTTGGCCCAAAAGTACCAAAGGCGCAAAACACTTCTGGGTATGACTTGTCCGGCGTTGCGCCAGCGGCTGACCACGCGATTGTATATGGTCGCCAGAAGGTCGGCGGTGTCATCGTGTTCAAGGAGACGACAAGGGACAACAAGGACTTGCAGCTTATCATTGCTATCGCCGGGCATGAGATTGAAAGTGTCGAAGAAGTATACCTCAATGATGAGCAAATAACTCTGGCAGCACTTTCTGATGGCGTACAGAGAACGGCCACTGCTCCAGAACAATATCAAGACAAAGTCTATGTAACTGCCCATCTGGGTTCTGACGATCAGTCTGTTGATACTAACCTGTCATCAGAGAGTGCGAAATGGGACTCAACACACAGAATGCAGGGCATTGCATATCTATATATTAAACTGGAATTTGACCAAGACAGCTTCCCGCAAGGCGAGCCGACAATAACTGCGGTTGTAAAGGGTAAAAAGGTATACAACCCCAACACCGCAGTCACGGAGTGGACAGACAACGCGGCATACATTCTGCGCGATTACTTGATGTCTGACTACGGGCTTGAAGCTGAAACAACTGAGATTGACAACACGTCTTTCATTGCGGCTGGAAACATTTGCGACGAGGCAGTCGCACTGGCGGCTGGTGGGACTGAGGCTCGGTACACTATCAACGGATCGTTTGCTACAAGCACAACACCAGAAACCATTATCGAGAAAATGACCGCATCGATGGCTGGGTCTTTTTGGTACGCACAAGGAAAGTTCAGGATAAAGGCTGGCGCGTATGTAACGCCGACCGTAACTTTTGACGAAGATGACTTGCGTAGTAATGTGAAAATACAGACGCGCAGAAGTCGCCGTGAGAACTACAACGTAGTGGCGGGTGAGTTCCGTGGCGAGGAAAGCGATTGGATTAAAACCGATTATCCAGAGGTAAGGTCTCAGACGTTTATCGATATTGATAACGGGCAGGAAAGCAAGACCGATTTAGATTTGCCCTTTACCACTACCAGCAGTCGCGCACAGCGTATCGCCAAAATACTGTTGTATCGCAATCGCCAGCAACTTGTCGTTAGTGCCACATTCGGTTTACGGGCGTTTCAGGTTCAGGTCGGTGATGTGATAATGCTGACCAATTCCCGTGCAGGGTGGACACAGAAACCATTTGAGGTTTTGTCTTGGTCTATGTCCCCATTAGACAATGATCCGTCAGCCATATCATTAACACTGAGCGAGATCAGTTCATCTGTTTACGATTGGGATGCAGATGAGACAGCATTTGACCTAGATAACACAAACTTGGCCAGTGCTTTTGTTGTCCCATCCGTCGGTGTTTCCGTGTCATCCATTGGCAAGATTATTAACGAACACGTCATCACGACCCTGCAAATTCTAGTTTCGTCTAGCCAGCCCGAAAGAGTTGACTATGTTGAGGTGCAGTTCAAGAAGTCATCAGAAGGCAACGATGCCTTTATTACTGTCGGCACTGGAGACCTCGGCAAGTTTGAGGTTATTGATATTGAGAATGATACCTATGATATTCGTGCAAGAGCTGTGAACACATTCGGTGTGCATTCCGAGTTCGAGTATCTGTATAACTTTACTATCGAGACTTTTGCTGATCCACCACAAGACGTTTCAGACTTTCACGCCAATGTCACCAATGGTTCTATCGCACTTGAGTGGACACCGGTTACAGACCTTGACTTGAGCTTCTACCGTATTCGCCACGCAGTTGAGGAGTCCGGCGGCACTTGGGCCAATGCCACGACAGCAGTGAACAAGGTGGCTCGACCGGCCAACAGTGTTATCGTGCCATCACGCGCAGGGACTTATACAATCAAAGCATATGATAAGCTGGGCCATTCAAGCAATAACTATGCCTCGATTGTCATACCTTCGTCAGACATTGCTGCTTTCACGACGACACTTAGTCAGGCCGAACATACAGCATTCTCAGGAACAAAGACTGGCTGCTCTGTCACTAGCAATCAACTCCGCATCACCGATACATCTTCGGCGTCCCCGACATCCCCAGCCACGGCGACGTATGACTTCAGCACTTACATTGACACGGGGTCAGTCAGAATTATTCGATCACGAATAGACGTTAAAGTATCTCGCTTTAATTCCACTGCGGGGTTATGGGATGATATACCCGGACTGTGGGACACTTGGGAAGGGTCTTGGGATAGTTGGACTGATACCTTGTTTGCAGACCACAATGTGGTGATGTATATTTCAACAACGGATGACGACCCGGCTGGTACGCCGACTTGGTCTGACTATAAACAATATAAATCGGGTGACTTTTCTGGTCGTGCGTTCCGATTTAGGATACAATTAATCTCAGAGGCCGCTAATGTATCGCCAAGCATCTCTGAATTAACGGCTCGCGTGGAGTATAACTAATGGCAACACATGATTATGTAATTGATAACCAGACCTCGGCATCAGCTCGATCTGACATCAATAATGTTCTGCAAGCTATTGTGACGAACAATAGTGGCTCGTCAGAACCGGCAGACACATTTGCGAATATGTTCTGGTACGATACGACAAACAACTTCCTGAAGATGCGTAACGAGGCCAACAGTGCTTGGATTATTGTTGGTTACGTCGATCAGGCCACGGGTCAGTTCGACATTCGCACAGACGTTATTCAGGCTGCCTCGGCATCTGGCACGACAGTAAAAAACTCAAGCGGCACACTGCTTCTGGAATTGAAGCCAACACCACAGGCCACGGCAGAGGCTGGCACAAACAATACCGAGATTATGACGCCGCTGCGGGTCAAGAACTCGATAGATGCAAATGCGGTTACTGTTGTCGCGTCCGACTTGACCGGCACAAACGGCTATATCAAATACAATAACGGTTTATTGATGCAGTGGGGTAGGCAATCATTTACGTCTGCTGGCGGCACGCTGAACTGGAACATAACATTCCCGAATGAGGTTTATATGGCCTTGGGCAATGACATCAGTAACGCCAACGGATCGTCGAACTTAGCTGGCGGCACTATTGGGCTGTCCTCGTGGACGGGAATTGATGTTGGCGCAAGCGCGACTTACGCTTGGATTGCGATTGGTGATTAAGATGAACTACTTTGCACACACAGACGACAAAAACATTATCTTGGGCTGGTATACGGATGCAGTGCATCAAGAAATCCCAGAACCGAATGTAGCGGTTAGCCGAGACACTTGGGCTGATGCAATCGAAAGAGGCCATAATAAAATAGACAGTGATGGAGTGACATCATTTGCTGACGCAAGAACAGACGACGAGAAGGCTTCTGGCATTCGTAGCCAGCGTTCTGCTATTTTGCGGGATACGGTTGATCCTATTGCCGGGAACACGCTGCGTTGGAACGAGCTGACCGGCGATAAGCAAGGCGAAGTGGCCGAGTATAGAACTAAACTTCTGGGCATAACTGACCAGTCAGATTTTCCTCATAGTGTAATTTGGCCCGATAAACCTGAGTGGATGTAGCAAATGGCAGACAAGAAAATATCAGAACTTACCGCAATCACTGGCGCGAACACGGCGGCAGATGATCAACTTGTAATTGTTGACACCAGCGCGGATGAGACCAAGAAGATTAGTCGCGCTGAGTTATCTACAGCTTTGGGGGCGGGTGCTGTAGATAGTGTGAACGGACAGACTGGCACAGTCGTACTAGATGCGGATGACATTTCAGACACATCAACAACCAACAAATATACCACTGCTGGCGACATCTCAAAACTAGCTGGCATCGCGGCTGGTGCTGAAGTCAATGCTGTAGATAGTGTAAACACCCAGACTGGTGCGGTTGTATTGGATGCAGATGACATTTCAGACACATCAACAACCAACAAATATACCACTGCTGCCGACATCTCAAAGCTGGCTGGAATTGAGGCTTTGGCAGACGTAACAGACGCAACCAACGTGGCGGCGGCTGGTGCGGCTATGCTTACTGGTGCTACGTTTACTGGCAACGTAAATGTCACTGGAGAGCTTACCGCTGATAGTTACAACGAGACGTATGATGCGCTTTCAGGCACTACCCCAACTGTCGATTGCCACAACGGGAATATGTTTAGCCTGACAACGTCCGGCAACACCACCTTTACGTTCAGCAACCCACCAGCATCAGGCACAGCCTTTGGGTTTACGCTCAAGCTGGTTGCGGGTGGAACACATACGATCACATACCCGGCCTCTGTTGACTGGGCTGGCGGCACAGCCCCTGATGCTCCTGCCTCTGGCGAGACTGATGTGCTTGCGTTCATTACGCATGATGGCGGCACAACTTGGTATGGCTTCCGCGCTGGGGACGCAATGGCATGAGCATAGCCAGAAAAATTCAGATGGCTACTGCTGGCTCTGCTGTAGCAGGATTTAGTCCTGCAAGCATAAGCGACCTAAAGCT